CAACTTCCCGCGATAGCGGTAGAGGTGGTTCCTAGAAGAAGATTTGAACCTCACGAATTAGGCTCTACTCGACGAGCCTATACAGATGTTTTACTGCATGTTTTGGCGGAAGAGGAATATACCGCTTCGCAGTTAGTAGACACTGTAACCCTACAAGAAGAAAAAACGCTGTGGATGTTTGACACTAACTTACTTGCCACACAAAATAAATACCCCTTGAATTACAGGGGTGAGTTAACAACTCATGCTCTTGCCAGCGGAAGATATCCAGACTTGGTATCGGATACGGCAGATGGTGGATTACGCTGGAAAAAGATGTTTATACCAACCTGTGTATCTCAGGGTTTAACCATGTTGAATCCAAATCTTTACGTTGGTACTGTTCGGATGACCACAGAGGTAACTGGAATATGATATTTTACAGCAATTTTGATAAAATTGGTGTATTATAGATTAGCCCTACTAGACGATTAAGCTGGATAGAACATTTTTCGAAAATAACGAGGAGATATCTCAATGGCTCAAAATAAAAGAATCTTTTATGCTTGCCAAGGAGTTGCTATCACACCCATGGGTACTTTACCAGCCGGTAAATACTCCGTCTTTGGTGTCCAAAGTGTTGGTGTAACCAGTAACTTTACCCTTGACCAAGCTTTTGAATTCGGTCAGGTTGAAATTTACGAGAACATGGAAGAAGTTGCTGACGTTGAAGTAAACATTGAAAAGGTTATCGACGGCACGGCTTTGGTTTACTTGATGGCTGCTCGCAACGCGAGAAACGGTATTGCTGCCGGTTCTAATGATAGATGCGATGTTTATCTAGCCATCTTTGATGACGCCAACGACTACATTTCGGGTGTTACTCCGAACTCAGTCATGATGGCTTCTGGTATGTATGTCAGTTCCGTTGCTTATACGTATCCCGTAGATGGTAACGCCACTGAATCTGTTACGCTTGTTGGCAACGATAAGGCTTGGAACAAAGCACACGAAGCTATTAACTCCAACGTTGCTGGCAGAATTAGCACAGCAATGGGCGCCGCCGGTACTTTCAACACGTTTGATGGTAACGATGCTGCTCCTTCTGGTGTTGTAAGACGTACCAAGATTGATATTGCTGGTTCAACTATTCCCGGCGATGTTCCCAATGTTGGCGACAACAAGGGTCACCTCCAGAATATCAGCGTTAGTGCTGACCTTGGTCGTGAAAACATTCTGGAACTTGGTCGTTTCGGTCCATTCCACCGATACGCTACGTTCCCGTTTGAAATTACTTCAGAATTCGAAACCGTTTCCACCACTGGTGACTTGGTTGGCGTTTCTGGCGACTACGAGAACTTGAGCAACAGAACCATCATTATCAAAGACGATGCTGGTACTGTTCTTGACCTTGGTACTAAGAACAAGTTGTCGAGTGTTTCTTACACTGGTGGAGATACCGGTGGGGGTAACGCGACCGTAACTTATAGTTACTCAACCTTCAACAAGCTTGATGTAACTGGTCGTATTGATAACACTGGACTTATCTAAGATAAATAGAGGGTTTTGCGGGGCTAGGAAATTACTAGCCCCCTTCCTTTGTCAGTTCGTAAGCGATAGCCTATATGTAAATATAAGGACAGGCAAGTTATCGAACTGACTTTTTTTATATCTAGTGGGTGAGATATGGAAGTTTATCAGCAGGAGTTTTTACTAGCTAAAATAATAGCTGGATATTCCAGATACAAATTACCAAAGAATGTTTCTGTTATAGTTAAGCCTGCTACTATTGATCAAAATTATATAGCTCAAGAAGTTTTTCGTGAAACTTATGAGCTAGCAGAAGATCGGGGAATATTTACATCTAAGGACATCTTGAATATCATGATAGAAAATGATATGTGGACACCTCTGGATGTCAAGAGAGAGGAACAAATACCCAAGGACATAGAAAATATTAAAGTTGAAATGTTTAAGAACGCATTTAAACTACAGGAGAGAGAGACAAGAAGAAAAATTTTGAGAAATATGGAAGAACAGCTTCAAAAAGTGATAGTGAAAAAACATTCATATGATTTTGTTACGTGTGAAGGTCTTTCAACTTATGCTAGATGGAATTGGATTATAGAAAACTGTACATATTTTGAAGATGGAACACATTTCAATTGGGGAGTTTGCGGTATTTCTACTATATTACAAAAATTTAGAGATGACATGTTGTCAGATAAACAATTTAGAGAGTTGTCTAGAAGCGATAATTGGAGACAGGTTTGGTCAGCCAGTAAAAAAGAGGGTTCTATTTTTGGAAAGCCAGCATCCGAATTTACTTCAGAACAAAAGAGTCTTTGTATGTGGTCTGGGTTATATGACAGTGTTTATGAATCTCCAGAAGCCCCAGCAGAAGAAATTATAGAGGATGACGATCTTTTAGATGGATGGCTAATTCATCAAAGAAGAAAAAGTGAACAAGAAAAGAAGAAGAAAAAAGCCGAGGGAGTTCTTGGAAGGAATTCTGAAGCTGATGACATCTTTGTTATGGCTCACAATAGAGAGGATGCTCTTGAGGTTGAGTCTATGAATGATGATGTAGCGACTATGATCAAGAAGGAAAGACAGATTTATAAAGACAGCATGGATGGACCTGTTAAAGATTCACAGTTACCGGATGTAAGACGTGGTATAATGGCTCAGGCCAGAGAACAATTCAAAAATCGCAGATAAGAAGGGAGGATAAAATGGATCAGGATTATAATCAATTAATAAAAGCTTCTATGGATTTTAAACAGAAAAAAGAAGAGAAGTACAAGGAAGCTTCAGCAAGTAGGTTGTCTAAGATAGCTAAGAAAAAAATACAGACTACAATGATTGGTTCTCTAAGTACGGTAGAGAAGTTTTTTGGGTTTCTGTGGGGACATGGTAACTCTGAAGAGTTGACCCCAGAACAAGAACACATGAAGAATTTGTTTGATGAAGCGAGAGCAGAAATTTTAGACCGAGGAAATTCTCAGATTAGGAATCTAGAAACCGAGGTTTCTCAGTACGATATCAGTTGGAAAAGATATCATGTAACACTACCTGTTATTAATGTGGAAAATGAGGAGGACGAAAATGTCTGATGATGTTAGAGTTGTTGTGTCTAATGATGAAGATGGTAACGAAGTAAAGGTGGCTGTCTTGAAGCCGAAGTCTAACCATCTAAGGGAGGCCCAGTTGGCCTATAACCGAGCTTTTAGAGACGCCTTGGAATCGGGCGCACTTCTTAGACAGAAGCTCGAAGATCATATGCGTGAGCAGGGTATCTGGGATGATGCCAAGCAAAAACAATATGATGATGTAAATAAAACCATTCTAGACGGCGAGAAAAAGTTGGCTAAGGGTGGAATTAGTTTGTCTGAAGCTAAAACTTTAGCATTAGACATGAGAGTTGCCAGAGGTGAGCTAAGAGATCTTATTGCTGAAAGAACAGTCATGGATGGTAATACGGCTGAAGGTCAGGCAGACAACGCCAGATTCAATGCTCTAATAGGAGAGTGTGTTGTAAGTTCAGACAATAACAATGTTAAAAAATTCGAAACCCTCGAAGATTATGATGCTGTTGCTTCCCAGCCTTGGGCTGTAGAGGCTGCCAGCCAACTAGCCAATATGCTGTATGATCTCGATCCCAATTATGATAATAACCTTCCTGAAAATAAGTTCCTAAAGGATTACTCATTTGTTAATGAGGATCTTAGGCTAGTCAACGATGATGGACATCTTGTAGATAGCCAAGGAAGACTTATCAATGAAGAAGGTCGTTTCATTGCCTATGATGATAAAGGTGAAGAATATTTTATTGATATTGAAGGCAATGCTCTTACTGAAGAGGGAGATTATGTGGTTGAATTTCAACCGTTTCTAGATGACTCTGGAAAGCCGGTTAGCAAACCCGGTGAGGAAACCGAGACCGCGACGGCTACCAAAAAGAAAAGAACTACAAGAAAGAAGAAGACCGAAGAGGAAACTGAAGAAGCAGAAAACTAACGGGTAGAAGTGTGGGTGTACTGGATAGCGTGAATTTTTTGCGCTACCAGTATGCCCATATTTTTTATATAGAGGTTAATCATGTCCAGTAGATTTAATTTGACAGCAGAGCTTACCATTCAGGCTGTCAATATTAGAGATGTTGCTAAAACTATTAGGCGTGAGCTTAAGGACGTAGTAGTTACGGTCAGGGTTGAAGCCGATACTAGAGATCTAGAGAAAACAAGAACCGCTCTTGAGAGAACAAGAAGAAGTGCCGATGAAGCTGGCAATAGCATGGAAGCTTTCGGTAGAAATGCTGGTCTGGCCGCTAAGAGATTTGCCGGTTTCACTATTGCTACCGCAGCAATTGTAGGTCTGGCACGAGCAGTTTCGAACGCTACTAAAGAAGCAATAGCCTTTGAAAGAGAATTAGTTAAAATCAGTCAGGTCACAGGGAAGACCACCAAAGACCTAAAAAACTTTACTTCAGCAGTTACGAACACAGCAACCACTATGGGTGTTGCATCCTCTTCGTTGCTGACGGTATCCAGAACACTAGCTCAGGCAGGTTTGACCGCTAGGCAAACTGCCAAGGCTATGAATATCTTGGCCAAGACTGACCTCGCCCCCACTTTTGATAATTTAACGGCGACCACAGAAGGTGCCATTGCCATCCTGAGACAGTTTGGTTCTCAGGGAAGAACTACTGCGCAAGATATTGCCAACTTAGAAAAACAGTTAGGCGCTATCAATGCTGTATCAAAGAAATTCGCCGTAGAATCTGCCGATTTAATTACCGCAGTACGTCGTACTGGTGGAGTGTTTAAGTCTGCCGGTGGCAATTTAAATGAACTTATTGGACTGTTTACTTCTGTTAGATCGACCACGCGAGAAAGTGCTGAAACAATCGCTACTGGTTTCCGTACTATTTTTACCAGAATACAGCGCGTAGAAACTATCGACCAGCTAAAAAAACTGGGTATCCAGTTGCAGGATGTTAGGGGTAAATTTGTTGGTCCGATGGAAGCTATTAGAAGGTTGAGTCAGGCACTTAAAACCTTGGACCCCAAGGACTTCAGATTCAACCAGATCGTCGAACAGCTTGGTGGTTTCCGTCAGATCAGTAAAGTCATCCCCTTAATCCAGCAATTTGATGTGGCCACTAGAGCTTACACCGTTGCCCAAAGGGGAGCTAACTCTCTTACAGCCGACGCTCAAAAAGCTCAGAAAGCTTTGCAGGTACAGATATCTAAAGTTAAAGAAGAATTTTCGGCACTGGTGCGTAAGGTGGCTGACAGCGAATCATTCCGCACCATGGTCGATTTGGGGCTTAAGCTAGCCTCTGCTTTCATTAAGGTGGCGGATGCTCTTACTCCACTGCTTCCCATGCTTGTAACACTTTCTACACTTAGAATAGGTATGGCGATTCCCTCTTTTGCTAGAGGTCTTGCAACTCCAGTAACCAGAGGGCGTGGTGGACCAATTAAAAGGTTTGCCAGTGGGGGCGTAGTTCCGGGTCAAGGAAACAGGGATACCGTTCCTGCGATGTTAACTCCGGGCGAATTTGTTATCAAGAAGAGTTCCGTAAAAAGCCTTGGGGCTGGCAATCTTCAGCAGATGAATGAGCGTGGTCGTGGCGGGTCAATACAGCGTTTCAGTAATGGTGGTGGTCCAAAAAGGCAGACTATGAAGGAGGGGGAAATTAGGATTACGGGCGGCAGGGAAAGGACTGGTGCTCTGGTAATGAACGGGGGAAAAGATGGTGGCTCCCAAAAATTGGAAGTTGGTATAGGTACAGCAAGAAGAGATGCCGGTACTGGAAAAGAGAGGTTGGACAGGCTTATTGATACAAAAAAGAAGAAAGGAATAAAAGTCACGAAAGTTACAGCGGCTACCAGATTATACAACCCCAGCGATACATTCAGAGAAGATTTTGAAGCCGACGTAGCAAAACCTCTTCAGCAAAGCTTGGAAAAGATAGCTGCCAGAGGTCCACGAGCAGTTAGACAGAGATCAGACTATCAAAAAGAGATTGCAAATGTTCTAGAGGAGCAAAGAGAAGCTGTTACGGGAAGTTTGGCGGAAGCTTCCATCAGGGGTTTTACGGGGGTATTCAAAAAAGGGTCGGGAAAGCAGGTATGGGAATTTAAAGAAGGAGAAACAGCCGACCCCGGATTTGCTGATCTTATTGGTCAGAAACAATACAATCTTTTTAAAAACGCTAAGTACGCAGATGTCAAGAATAGTTTCAGTGATACTGCCAAAAGCAGCCTCGTTGGAAAACAGCTAAAAACTATTGCTAAAGAAGGAAAAGAGTCAGGTCTTCAGTTCCAGAACATGGGGGGCTTTATACAGAGACTGAATGGTGGCGGAATTGCAGCAAAGCTAGAAATAGGCCAAA